TCCCCTTGCTTTACCTCAACGAGCAAACACTGATACAACCGCTTTAGAGTTCTTAACTAAGAGCCTATCCGCTGCGGCTGGCCGTGAAGTGGCTATCAAAGCGTTACCGTCTAACTTCGGTTCTCGTGTAACAGATGGCAAAACACGTGCGATTGTTTATGTGAACAGTAAAGAACACGTAATCTTTGATGTGCCGATGACTCCAACTGTGTTAGAAGCAAAAGAAAAAGGCTTATTAGCTTACGAATCAGGCTTACGCATGGCATTCGGTGGCGTTACCTTTATCGAGCCAGAATCTGCTCTTTATGTAGATTACTAGGAGGAATAAATGCCAACAATAAACGATTTTCGTGAACGTTATCCAGAATTTAAAGAGGTCGATGGTTTCCGCATTGACCTTTTTTTATCGGATGCACAGCAAGAAATCAGCCAAGCACGATGGGGGCGACTTTTCGAGCGTGGAGTGTTGGCATTAGCTGCTCATTTGCTCCGTCTTTCTCTTTGGGCGACAGATGGTAACGGTGGAGCAAATCGCAATGTAGCGAGCGAGTCGGCAGGGGAGCTTTCTGTTGGCTACGCTACACCGACAATCACTGGTACAGATGCAGATTATCAATTAACTGCATACGGTCAAGAGTATTTACGTTTGCGTAAACTCGTTGGGATAGGTGTGATGGTGGCTTAATGACTGCTCAAGTTACAGGTAATCTTGCGAAATTCAAACAGCTTATCGAGCAAATAAAAGCAACTAGCGAAAAGGCTGTGTATGTTGGCTTTCCTGCTGAGTTTAACGAGCAAGTAGAGGGTTCAGATAACTTTAATCTAGCCTCTTTAGCTGCGGTGTTAGAGTTCGGTAATGAAAATATCCCATCTCGTCCGTTTCTTCGTCAAACATTGGCAGAAAATCAAGAAAAATACACAACGTTATTTGTAAAACTGTTTGAAAGCGGTGTTTCAATAGACCAAATCTATGAACAAATCGCTTTAATTGCTCAAGGTGATGTTCAGCAAAATATCGTTAATGGTAAATGGACTGCAAACGCACCAAGCACAATTAAACGCAAGAAATCAAGCAGGCCGCTTATTGACACAGGTAAACTGCGGCAATCTGTAAGGGGGATCGTCAAATGAGCTTAATTAATCAATTTCCTCGTTTTTTAAATAGCAAATTCAGCCAAAAGGTAATCATAAAACATCTACAAGGCGAGCATTCAGCTATTGACTATAAGGCGAAGTACATTGAAGAGAAAGTCACTGCAATAGTAATGCCAACATCGCCTAACGATGTTCAATTCTTGCCAGAGGGTGAGAGGTTTCTGCCAAGCATTAAAATCTACACGGTTAAGCCTTTGAAGATAGGTGATCTAGTAGATTATCTTGGTGAAACTTACAAAATCAAAACAGTGGGTAATTGGAAAGACTATGGATACTACAACAATATCGGCATTCGACATAGCCAAACTGCGAAAGTGGATTCAAGAGGCTTTGAAGTTACCTAAAGATGCTGTAATCGGTGGCTGGTTGCCAGAAAATCCCCTGCCTGCGTTCATTACGATGGATGTATTAAATACCAATGAAATCGGACAGGCGACACGAGAATTTGACGGTAAACGAGAACGCATTAGACAGTCAATGCAAAGCACGGTTAGCGTTTCTTGTTTTGGTCGCAATTCGCTCGCTCAAAGCTACAAATTAAAAGCTATTTTCCAAAGTTCAGCGTTTCTTTCCTTTCTTAATTCAAACCATTGGGGTGTTATCCGTTTTTCAGATGTTCGCAACCTAACCGCTACAGTTGGGGCAGACTATGAAGAGCGTGGGCAATTTGATGTGATATTCAGTCATCATCACATTGTAGATACTCCGTTAGATCCGATTGAGAGAGTTGAGCAACGGACGAATAACAAATCACAAGATATAGGAGCATAAGCCAAATGGCATTATCAATCTCTAATATTGTAAACGTGCAATTAAACACAGTTCCGAAGTCTGCTGCTCGCAAATCTTTCGGTACAGTTGCACTTTTCACACCAGAGGCAGGCCAAGCATTTAATGATGCAACTACACGTTATATGTATGTTGAAAGTCAAAAAGATGTTGAGGCTCTCTTTGGTACAAACTCAGAAACAGCAAAAGCGGCTCAACCGTTCTTTGCTCAAAGTCCACGTGCGAAACAGTTAATCATTGCACGCTGGCAAAAAGAACAAGCAACCATTGAAGCAACCAAAAATGCTTTGCGTGGTGCGACATTATCAGATGATTTAGAAGCATTTAAATCAATCTCAAATGGTGGTTTCTCAATCACTGTTGGCTTGGCTGTTAAAGTAGTTGATGGATTAGACTTCTCAGAAGCCGCCGACTTTAATGCAGTGGCGACAAAAATCAAAGAAAAACTAACCACTTTAAAAGTAAATGCCGATGTTGCTTATGATGAGACTGGAAATCGCTTTATTATCTCTGCGACAGATTCGGGCGAAAGTGCAGATACTTTAATTTTCTACGCTGAAAAAGGTAATGCGACAGGTGATTACATTGGCGGAATGTTGAAACTTGAAGATGGACAAGCGACACGAGTTATCGGTAAAAACCAAGTTCAGGTTAAAGCTGAGAAAGTAGAGCAAGCATTATTCAATGTTTCAGAAGTAGAAAATGGCTGGTACGGTTTCACCTTTGCGGCTCAATTAACTGATGCACAAATCGAGGCTGCTGCTAAATACGCTCAAGCGAATGATAAATTATTCGGTGTTAGCGTAATTAAAACTGAGCAGATTGAATGGTCGACATCTAATGTATTCAAAAAATTATACGATGCTCAATTAGACCACACCTTGGCAATCTTCGATAAAAACGACTTATATCCAGCATCTTCTGCGTTGGCTCGTTTGTTATCTGTGAACTTTGCGGCTAATAACTCAACGCTTACGCTTAAATTTAAACAGCAACCAACAATCACAGCAGATGAAATCACTGCTACAGAGTTTGCGAAAGCAAAACGCTTAGGGATTAACGTTTACACTTACTTTGACGATGCCGCAATGATTGCTGAGGGTACTGTAATCGGCGGTAAATTCGCTGATGAAATCGTTATCCTTGACTGGTTCAAAGATGCAGTACAGAAAGAAGTGTTTGCTCGTTTATACAAATCACCGACTAAAATTCCTTTAA